TCTTCTTGATCGAATGATGCAAGACCTTTTTGTCTAGTAGTTACTGAACTATGGAATCTCCAAGATATTGCTCCATCAGAAGCATCTCCAGTTGTATGTGTTGGAGCAGTTGCACCCGAAGTTCCTGCATTAAGAGCTTGATATAACCTACCGCCATTAGTAACTTTATCGTATCTTGCATATGTATTACCACTAGCCCAACCACCTACAGTTGTCCCTTCTACTGCTGTTGCAATCGGAAAATCTTCAGCATTGGTAAAACGACCAAATTGATCAACTGTAAATTTCGTTGCTTTTAAAGTTTGTGTGGCACTAGCAACTGTTGGGGTATTATATGTACCAGGAACAATAGTAGTATTAATTAAATCTAATGTTGGGTTTCCCGCAACACCAGATCCATTAACTACAGAAATTCTACCAGCAGTTCCAGTAACAGTTCTTGTTACAATATTACCATCAGAAACTCTTACAATATGACCAGTGGTTGAAAGGTCCGCAATACCCTGAAGGTCTCTATCAAAACCCTGTGCAGAAACACCTTCAACAGTTCCCTCTAATCCATAATCAGCAATATCAGTTGGATTGGATGCATTAATGATTCTACCTTTAGCATCAACAACTACTTTAGTATATGTTCCAGTAACGTTAGGTTGACCATTATAATGTGGTAGTGTTGGTACTAATGCAAGAGTAGCTGAAACATTTAAGTTTGTTGATCCATCAAATGTTGATGACCCAGTTAATTCGCCAGTAAGAGCAACTTGTCTAACGTTTGCGAGTCTAGTTGCAGTTGAAGCATTACCAATAAGTGAAGCAGTGATAGCGCCAGCAGCAAAGTTACCGTCAGCATCTCTTTGTACTAATGTATTTGCGTTATTGGCAACAGATTCTAGAGGTCTCTCGTATTTTAATGAGTTCCATGGGGTAACACCATCACCAATTTTAATACGACCTGTATCGATTTCAATACCAAGTTCGCCAATGGCCATTGTTGGGTTTACGTTAGACCATTCCTGAGCGGAACCTCTTCTTAGTTGAATTCTATTTGCCATCGGTTATTATCCCAAATTGGTTAATATACTATTATTCTCTTATGTATTTATAAACAGAAAAAGGGGGCGGAACCCCCTTATCTCATTCTTCTTCTGTCACTGGTTCTTCTGTGCTTGATTCTAAGTATTCTAGAGTTTCAATTGCACCTAGTAACTTTAGTGCTTGAATTTCATTTTCTTTAATTTTTTGACCGAATTGTTGATTTTCCTCAATCAGTTTTTGATATCTTTCACGGAATGAACTAAGCAGTTCTTCTGTATTTGTTGTTTCAATAGCCATAATTACTCCTGATTCATTTTAATTAATAACTCCTTAATGACAGAGATGTCAGATTTTAGAGAAGAAACGTCACCCTTAAGTTGCTCTAGTTCTTCTCTTTCTTTTTTGATACGATTATAATTACTCATATATTGATCGTATCCTGTCATATCTCTATTTATTATAGCACCAGTAGAGGTATCCCGAACTAAGCCGGGATGATTTTCAACTGGCCAAAAATTATTTTCTGTGTTCATATCATGCTGTAGCAATTGCTCTAAAGAATTTAATCTGTGGAACTTTGGATTGTGAGTCAGAGAACATATCAATTTTGATTTGGAATTTAACAAATTCTAAACCTGTTTTAGTATATTCATATGGTCTGAATACGATATCATTTTCTGGTTGGACAACCTTATCAGGTCCTCCCTCATTATTAAACCAATTCCATCCAAGAGTATCCTCATCCCCAGAGAATCCAGGAGGTACTAATCTATATAGAACTTTGAATCCTGTACCACCTTGTCTCCATGCATCAAAGTACACCTTGAGTGATCTTGAGATTTGATTATCAAGAGAAATCATTCTTGTGATGTACGTCGCATCATGAGGGTCACCAGTAGATAGTAAAGCCAAATCATAATTTTCTGGGTCGTTGATTCTATTTGTCGTTGTTGTAACACTACATCTATCCAAATCCACAACAGGTGATAACTTACTATTAGTCGTAGAGAATAAAATTTCAAGATTTAACGATTTTTGTCCTGATAGTTTTGCTGCTTCATTTGTTTGTGATAGAATGATTGCTGGTTCATCAAGATAGTTATTTTCATTTATTTCAACGGGTAGATATTCACCAGTATTTACAAATGATGGTTGATTTGTTGGACTAGCACTAATTGATGTACCACTTATAGTATTGAGTCTAGCAGTTAATGTTGTGCCATTAACTTGAACATTTCCAATCAAAGGTTGAATTTGTTCAAACTGAATGTTCTGTGTTGCAGATGCAAAACTTCCTCCACCATTAATACCTACAGTAGAAATTGATGATACTGTAAGATCATAAGAATCTAATGTTGGATTACTGATATTATCATGAGTTTTGTTAATTTCAATTAGAGGAATACCATCTAGGTTATAACATTCTACAATATCACCCTCTGTATGAGCCTGCGCTAATGTGCCTCCAGTTATTGCTCTACCTCCACTAGATTTGAGAGTAATTGAATTAGCTTCAGCATTAATCTCTGTATAAGCCATAATTTCACCATTAATTCTAATAAATCCAGGATTCTCATTACTAATTGGCAGTCCGTTGATAATTTTATGGAATGCAGATGCATCTGAAACAGGTACAAGCAAATCATCAATGGTCATAGAAGCTCTTAAGAAAGTTGGAGAAATTTCAGACTGAACATCAAAAATAGTTACTTTGTTAGTGGGGTCATGCATTCCATGATTACTGTGCAGAATAGTAATTTTCTTTTCTGAACTAGAATACGTTGGTGCAGTTAAAACAAATGCGTTTCTACTATCACCAGTATAAACTGGTGCAGCAGGTGTTGTTAAAATGATACTATCTACAGTTGGATTTGACTGTCTAAGAACTTCACCCGAACTAAATGTTCCTGAAACATAGTTCAATAGCAATTGTCCATTTGCTATATTCCATCCAGTAACCACTGCAGTTACTCCAGAAGTTACTCCAGTAACTGTCTTACCAACAGAATAGTTTCCTGTTAATGTTCCTCCTGCGGTTGAAACATAAAGAGTGCATAAAGCTTGACTGCTAACTAATCCAAAGGTAATTGTAGATCCAACTAAAGCACCTTCAACAAATTGTCCTTCAATATCAGTAATCTTAATTTTATTAGGAGATGAAATAGTATCCATTTCCGTAATAGTTGCTGAAGCATTTGTTGTCTTTTGGAAAATTCTGGCACCAAGAGTAAATGTTGCCGTATCATCCATTAGAGTCATTGTTAAATCTGCTTTCTTGGTTCTAATAGGATTCTGTCTTAGTGAAATAACACCGCCATTACCTTTGCCAAGAATTGCATTAGTTAAAGCTAATTTACCTGGAGAAGTAGAGAACTCTGCTCTATAGATAGTAAACTTAAGGTCTTGTAATTGGTTTGGTGACCATGTTGATGCGTTCTGAGATTTAAACAGTACACCAGCATAAGGTTGTGCTGAGATTGTTCTATCTCCAGTGATATCAACTCTACCCATTTCAGAAATCCAAACTGTATATTCATTGGAATCTGAGAAGATTACCAAGCAATATTCATCAGTATCGTTTACATATACTGGAGATGGGAATACAAATCTAGTTGGAATAGAAGCGTTTTCAGAAATTTCTACATCCTCAGGATAAACAGTTACTGTTGAAAGTGGTAGAATCTTTGGTGTTGGAGAACCATTCTCCATCAATCTCAATTGAGCACTTACAGGAATGTTTGTATCCTTAGTATTGAAATAGACATCAGCTCCAGTAAGGAATGCTCCACCTCTCTCCTGTACAATGAATGATTGTGCAAGAGGATCCCAATAACCAATTTGAACTGTTTCTTGAGTTGTTCTAGAAGTTGTCTTTTGTTCAAACAATTGATCAGTGACAATCTCAGCATTTCTGATTGACAAGATTGTTTCTTGAGTTGTTTCTAAGAATCCTGTTGCACTATAATTAACAGTAGCGTTTGAAATACTAGTTCCGCCAGGTACACCAACTTGGTTTGTTGCACTGTTTGACAAAGCAAAAGTTCTTGTACCAGTAGCCCATTTTGGATTTGTTGTATCTGCTGGTTTAGGAATGAAGAAAATACCTTTTAGTGATCCTTTTCTATCTGTAACTAATCTTCTATTTTTTACAATTGCTTTTGCACCAGATGTTGCACCAACAATAATACAACCAATTTCTAAAATACCATAGTAATCACCATTGGCTTGAGATGCCATTGATTCCATGTCAATATTTAAATATGGTGTTGTTGAAGAATATGTTGTAGGTAATTCGGTATCATCATATGGATTAAAACGCATTCCATCATTAGGAGTCATTACTCTGCTGGAAAAGATAGGATCGTTTGTATTATAAATTGCACCACCAGCAGCATTTCTAGATGAGATTCTATATCCTTTAATATCTTCTCCAATGATAAATGGAGTGTTTGTAGTACCAGCATCTTCAGTTGGATTCTTAGTTAATTCTACTAATTTAGGTAAAACATAATTAGAAATTGCAACGTTATCGAAGAACCCATAGAATTGAGCAGAGGGTTTGAGTCTTTCCGCTACAAATGCAATGTTTCTTGATCTAATCCAAGGGATTGAAGTTTTTGAAATTACTCTGGATCCAAGACTCTTTTGCTCAAACTTAGCTACAAGTCTCTGTTGTGTTCCTGTTCTTCTTTCTATAATACCAGTTGTAGTTGTTGTTTTAGTTCCATATACAGGGATAAAATTACCAAGAGGTCCTAACCAACCTTGCCATTGCCCGCCAGTTGATGTTGTCTGTGCTCCAGACCAATCTTCTTGCCAAGAATTCCAAACAGCTGGTGCCACTCCAGTGTTAGGATCTGCTCCAATCTTCGTTGCTTGAGAAGCATAGTTACCTTCAACTTGCTGTATAAGTGCTGGAGCCACAACGGTATCTACCCAGTCATCACTGGATGGATTTAATTCAATAGCACCAATAAATGCAAACACGTTAAATGGATTTACATTCTCCACTTGAGATGCGTATGGTTGCTGAATTAATACTGCATCAGTATAAGGAAGAGTTACAATTCTATTTTTAATTGCAATATTGCCCGAAGATGATAGATTTAACGTTAAAGAACAGTTACTTGTATAGTGAGAAGGTCTTAGAATCTTTCCGCCAAAATCTAAAGATGCGTTGTAATCTGGATCCTCCAAATCAGCAACGTTTTGATTCTCAAATGAATCTACAACATAACCGTTTTTAAATTTATCATTTCCATTTTCATCTTGAATAGTAAGAGAATTGGTATCTTGCTCAAGAAGCGTGAGTGTAGTATAGTATTCAATGTTTTGAACTCTTCTATCTAGAGTTCCAACATCTTTCATAGTATATCTACGGATATTTTCTTTGAACAACCGACCATCAATTGTTGGATCAAATCCATATTCTTGGTGGCCGAGAATTGCCAACAACATCGAATTATCAACGATTTCTGGTGGAGTTGGAGTTTCTGAAGGAATACCTAATCTAACAAAGAAATTACCTATGTTATCGACAGAGACAGCATCAATTCTTTTCAAATAATGACAGTAGTCACATCTAAATTCAGATTGAAGTACAGGAATATCTGTCAATGTAGAACTGGAATCATATACTCTGCTGGCAAAATCTAAAGTTGAACACTGAATGAAGAAAGGATTAGATACTGTACCACCGCCGCTTGCTAGATTTTTAGCACCAGGTCTAAAATCTAATACATCTCTCAATGGTTTTTCAAGTCTCAATGTTGTCCCTGATGTAGACTTCGACCTAAATGTTGGAATATCTTTATATTCAATACCAACATAAGAGTCAATATTAAAATAATCACCCGTCAATTCGTGAGAGAAATAATCTGCTACTATTTTTATTTTTCTGATAGGTGCAGATGCTCCCTTAACTCGACGTAAGGATGAAATACCATAGAAGAATGGAGTTTGCCCATCTATAAGAATAAATGAATTTGTAATATTTTTACTACCCGCTTCAACAGAACCATCAGCATCGCTAACTAATGCTTGAATTTGTGTACCAGCACTATTGAATCCTGTAATTGTTTCACTCTGAATTAACTGAGCTTGAGTTTGATAAACTAAAGACAACTTCAATGTAGTTGGACTAAAATCAACTACCATAGCTTTGGCATTTGATGTCTTGCCCGTTACAATAGATCCGATAGCAAAGAAAGCAGATTCTACAAGAGTTACTGAAGGTAACACTGCTTCGTTATTATCATATGCCTCATATACTGCATGAAGTTTATATACATCTTTAATTCCTAGAGAAATATCATCATCCTCAATTCTAGTACCATAGAGGTTGGAATATGCTAGTCCAAAAGGAATTTGATCACTTTGTTTGGAAGTTCTATTGACCTTGAATACGGTCATTTTATTTGAATTTTTAATCTTCTCAATCAAAACATTTCTTGAAATTGAAGCGTATAATCTAACTGAGGTAATACCACCAGTAAGGTTAGATACCGTCAGGGTGGTTCTAGGTGTACCACTTGTGTTAAATGTTGCATATGCTGCATTACCTGGTACATCGTCTTGGATCATAATAACGTTGCCAACACCAGTTCCTCCAGTAACTACTAAGTGATAACTGTCTTCATCCACAGATGCAAATTGTTCATTTTCTGCCAAAGAGATTGAGAAACTCTGACTTGTAACTTGGGCTTCATAAGTTCTTTTAACAAATGCACTTTCGTCACTGATACTTCTAATAGCTTTCTTTGGCATTTCGACAAACAAATCACCATTATTCGTACCTTTTAATTGAGGTCTAAATCTCAAAACAAGATTGAATTGTTGGTTAGCAGTAGGAGTAAACCCAGCAGAGGTTGTAACTTTTATTGTCTGGGTTGAATACGTAAAAATTGAAGCTAGATTTAAATCTGTTGGTACTGCATCAACAATAAAGAACTGTGTTGGACTAACATACAAACGATCTCCTGCTCTAACTTCAGCAGCGATATTACTGTTAAATCCAGTTAAGAATTTATTTGCACCACTAGTTGTATATGTGAAATAATTACCTGATAATTGAACTTGCTGATCAAAGTTTACATCTGTGGTAAAAATTGTGGTTGTACCTGTGGAATTTTTACCTACAACCTGACGAACATCATTTAATTCATATTGATATGGTGAAATCGCTACAGTTCCTATATCTCTACCATCAACTTGGACAACTTCATTTGCTCTGAAAACACCTTGTACATTTACAAGAGATAGGTTTTGACTTGTAGTTGATTGTGATCCTGGTGTTACTCGTAGCAGTCCTTTAGCACCACTAATTTTTCCTACAATCTGAGAACCAGCTGAAACAGTTGCAGACGCTGTAAGTCTCAGAGTTGAAAACATTGTAATATCAAAAAGATATAGATTATATAAATCATCACTATTTCCAGGAGTACCATTAGCACCAGAACTATCAAATTCCAAACTCATCACTCTGGCTGTACCTATGATGTTACCAACAGCAGTTCCAGGTGTTACCGTCATTGCATCTCTAAGTTCAACTATTTGATATGAACTTGAAATATTTGGTCCTGAAATAATAGGTTGACCATATAAATTTGTAACTTGTATTGAGTTTCCAAGTTCAAATGGGATAATATTATTTTGATAGCAATAGTACTGCCTAGATTTTGGTATATCCAAATATGTTGGTTGTGTAGTCTCTACAGGATATCCCTTCAAATAGACTTTTCCTGGACTAATTTCTAAACTATAGAAAGATTTTGCAAGATCAGTCGATGCATTATCTTTGATTGTAATACCCGATCCTGGAACTCCAGTAGGTCCATGAGTAGTGGAACCAAATGGGAAAACACCATTATTGACTCCATCATTAAATGTCTCTCTTAGTGTTAGATCAAATGGAGTGATCATAAAATCACCAGCTTGATCATATACTCTTCTGGCTAATTCTCTTTCAATTTCATTATATGCTGTTCTCTCTACAACTTTCTGAAGTTTACCATCAACAACTCGCATCAACTCGATAAAGTTTTTATCGGACGTATCTTCAATTTCTTTTTTGATTAGAGTTGTTTTAATTCTAAAACGATGCGCTCCAGGAGCTGCATAGTTTGATGATCCTGCAGCATTGTCATTTAACTCTGGATCATCTTCCGATGTAATAATAGATTCTGAAATTTCTAGACCAACTCTATATGAAGGATTTTGTGCATATTGCTCAAGAATTACGTACTGATATGATACATCTACAAAATATCCTCTAATAAAATAAACTCCATTATTGATATATGCTACCGATGCCACAGTTGTAGAACTGTTTGGTAGTAACTGTGCAAATGGACTTCCTATTTCTAATAGATTCTGCCCATAAACTAATTCTTTATTGACTATTAGTTGCTCATTGTCTAGGAATTTAAGAATGTCTTTGTTTGCACCACCAGATTCTGTGTATTTTAAATAAATTGTAATAAATCCTAATTCTGATTCTTCTTGCGGAATACTATAGACTACTTTTGCTTTTACACCAGTCGTCAGTCCTGTAATAATCGCACCGTTTAGTTGTGTTCTATATTCTTCAACGTTTGTTCCTAGGAAACTGGCTTGAATTAGAATACCATCTACATTGTTATCAAATCCAACTTGTCCTGGGATAACCATCGAACCTTCTTTAAAGAAGTGAGTTCCCATGCTTTCAATTTGATTCTGCAGAACTGTCTGCATTGTAGTAAGTTCTCTTGCCTGAATCGGAAATCCAGGGCGAAATAAGACCTTATAAAAATTCTTGTTCTTATCAAAATCGTCATAATATGGTGTTACGTTCAGGTTGGTATTTTGTGGCATCTTAGTTTCTACCTATTAGAATTCGATTACAATTTTGATATCTTCGATTTGATCGTTTGCACGAGAAATCGCTTTTCTATTATCTATATAGATGACTTGGCCAGAGTTCTTTTCAATCTCTGCAAAGGCATATCCCGAGGTAAATCTCATACCTAAATCATATTCAGTATTATTGATTGTTCTGGTTGAGGATCCTGGAACTGATGGGAAGTTGACATCTGGTTCTCCAGAAGCACCAGAAGAAATACCTGTGATAATATTACTACCAGAAAACTCATTAAGAGATCCAGTAATTTCTGGGAAAATACCATCAACTTGGTTTTGATAATACTTTAAAACTTTTGTTGTACTATTCCAAGAGATTACTCTACCTCTTGATGTGACTTGTCCTCCGCCAACAATTTTAGTTTGTGTAATAATTTCATCTACAAAGAATACCCCTTGGAATGTTGGTGGGAAGATTACTGCTTTTGTACCACTCAATGTCAAATCTGAAGTAAGCTCTGCAGTATTAAATTTGTATGGATTTAATAGCAACCCAATTCTACGGTAATCGTTGTCTGTTGGGAAGTCACCCGATCCCTCAGAGTATTGCAACTTAGCATTTACCATTACTCGATAACCGCCAAGTTCAAACGCTGGGTCATTTCCATGTCCTCCTTGTGGGGGAATAATGACATCAATTGTTCCACCAGAACCAGTACCAATACCATTGATAGAATCAACAACAATTTTTCCAAAGGTATAACCAGTACCTCCAGAAGTTACAGTAGCATTAACAATTTTACCACCATCAATAATGATTGAAACTCTTCCGCCAGTCCCATCTCCATTAACAGGAACATTATCATAAGTTCCATTATTATATCCAGAACCAGAAGCTTGAATTACTACCGTATCAATTTCACCATCAGATGCATTAGATTTAACTACTGTGTCTAATAGTACAGGAATATATTCAGACGAGAAGAATTTTAATACCTGTGCAACTGGAATAGTAAACATAAACTTCCAGCGATAACCATCAGATGTGGTAATGATCGAGGTAGAGGTTCCAGTCGGTTCAATTGTTGATGGTTTTCCGTTTGGATCTGATGGTGAAGTACCATTATAGATGCACTTATAAACCTGATAAGAAGAATTTACAACATAGAAATCTGAATCATATAATCTAGTTGAACCAGAAGCAGCAGTCTTTGTTGGAGAATAATCATGTCTGTACATGTCATAGATATAACCTAATCCACCTGTTGTTTTCTCGGGTGGAATCCAATCAATTCGTCTTACAACTTGTGTTGTGTCATTTGCCAAAACTCTTTTTAATGAGATCAGATCATCATATAGATCACTATATACCGCAAAACTATCAATAGCTTGAGGTGGATTGTTTTCATCTTCCCATACTTGAGGCCGACCAATGAAAACATATAGTCGGTCTCTATCAACTCCAGCAGCTAAGTCTGTTGCCTCTGGATCTGGTCCTTCCAAAGATTTAATAAACTTTGCTGCTGCATAAATTCTAAATTGATCAGTTAGCAGTGCAGACATGTGTTTTCTCGAATGTGTTTACTTACCTGATATATTTATTATCAATCTTCGTTTCTTAATTGTGTAGAATAAATTATAGACTTAATTTTCCAAGATGCTCCATTCTCTCCAGTAATAACTTCTCCACCAAGTATGGCTTCGGCAACTGCTCCAGTTCCACCGCCACCAGTGATCGTGACAAGTGGTTTGGTTGCATAACCATATCCACCATTAGTAATGGTAATAGTTGTAACTTGGTCTGCCGTAATACTAGCATTTGCTAATGCTTGATATGTACCAGTATTTGCAATTGTAACTGTTGGAGCAGAAGTATAATTAGATCCAACCTGGTTGATTCTAACTTCAATAACGGTTGAATCCACAGAGAACTGATAGATTACACCTAAAGTTTCGGATCCTGTGTCATATGGTGTTATATTACCGAGTGTCACTATTGCAGCAGCAGGATCCCACGCTTTGACTCGTGCTTGAACTTGAGAGTTTACACCAACAACGGTTTCATTAACAACAAAATCAAGTCCGTTGTAATATGCTGGATTATCTCTGTCTAATTGAACTTCAAGTATTGCTTCATGATCTACACCTTCATCCAATTGACTTACATCTACAAGTTGAGCTACTTTAAATGGTTGACTAGAATCTTTGATTGAATCACCCTCTACAAATAGAGTTGTATTAGTACCACCAGACGTTTCTTCGATACCATATAGAGAAGCTGCGTTTCCACCGTCTAACTTAATTTGATCTTCAAAAGTTGTACCATCATTAACTACATCTGGCAATCCATCTCCTACTCCTCCAAATTCGACAATATCTTCGAATGACTTACCTGTTACAAATGACAATGGTGTGGTTAACTTATAGATAATACCAAATTCATCATCAATAATAATATGAGGTAATGCAGATGAATTACTGGCATCAGCAACTCCACCATCAAAACGAACGTTTGTTTTTTCACCAGGACTTCCAGCATCAATAAATGCTAATTCGTCTACAATGAACACTACATATAATTCTTTAGTTAAAGCATTGTAATCATATACAACAGCAATTTTGTTGGCCGCATTTTCTTGCACTCTAATAATTCTATCACCAACTTCAAATTTGTATCCAGATATTCCTGTAACAGGATCATCTTGCAAATCATCTACAACTATTCTTTGGTCGTATCTAAAATTAATACCTCTAGTGCATCCAGTTAATCTATTAACGTCTTTTCCAGTATAACGAATAATTTCTTTTTCTAGTAAAACAGTTCCACTGCCAGGAAAAGGTGCAGTTGTATTAATATAAATGTTAGTATCATCTCTGTCTAGACTTTGTGTAAGACCAGCTAATGAATATTGTTGTAAATTAAAGGACTGTCTATTTCTAGATATTCTCTTCACTTTTACATTTCTACCAAATATCACTTGAGGTGGAGAAGTATATCCTTGTCCTTGATCTGAGATAACAATATCTGTAATCTTTCCTTGATTAATTACCGCCCTACCTTTTGCTCCTCTACCACCACCTCCAACTAGTAACACATATGGTTCTTTTAGATAGAATTGGCCTTCGTTAGTAACATTTACATCAAGATCAACAATGCCTTTGGTATCGATATCAGCAACACCAGTAGCACCAACCCCACCGCCGCCAGTAATAGAAATGAATGGTGGAGTTTCGTAATTTCTTCCTGGATTCAAAAGAACTAAACTGGTGATTGCTCTAGAAGTTGCTCTAATAGAAGCTCCAGTTCCACCTCCACCAACAACAGTTGCAGTAACATCATAAAATTGATTGTCACCAGGATTAGTAACCTGAACATAATCAATTTCACCATTGTCTTTCAAAAATGGTTTTGCAGTTACGTTTGTTGGCAGATTTTCTGGTGCTGTATTATCTGGTGCTTGTGGAGTAAGAACTACTCTTAGAGGATCATATCCTTCACCAGGATCTTCAATTGTAACCGCAATTACTTTACCATTCTTTACTATTGGTTTTAATTTTGCATCTCTTAGTGGATTACCACAATTCTGAATAATTAAGTTTGGTGGTTGAGAAGATGAATATCCAGATCCCCCATCAAGAATTTGAATAGCATCTACTCCTAATCTAACGGGATCAAATACAGGTACAATAACCGCACCAGAGCCGGGTACTACTGCCATTATCTTCTCCTCCTAGTTCTTGGGTATACTGGTCCTGATGCCGGCCTTCTTTTGTGATTATCTCTTGGAGTGGCTAGTCCAGATAAAGGTCTAAGTCGAACATATTTTAAAAAGTTATTATTATCACTACTTCTAATACTGTCATATGGAGATAGCGTTGGAGCAATCCATCCAGTAGAACCTTCGGAATTTTGAATTTGACCAAGACCCGATGATACATTAGTTAAGTATGATAAAGCTTGTGCTTGTGTAAGATCTGGTTCATGTTCCATTAAACATGCTAAAACTCCTGTCACTTGAGGACTAGACATACTAGTTCCAGAAATTGATCCAAGATAAAAACTAGGATTCCTTGTATCAGATAGTAATGGAATACCAAACTCACTTGCTCCAGAACTGTTGTATAAAGCAGAAATAATATTACTACCAGGTGCCCAAATATCGACTCGTGAACCCCAGTTACTAAAATTGCTTTTCTTCTCAATATGTTCTGGGCCCAGAGATCCAACACAAATTACTCCTGGAGCTGCTCCAGGAGTAGATCCTTGCGTGTGGTTGAGTGCTGATCCAACAGTGATACTATTACTAAAATCTGGATCTGAAGAATTTCTTACTATTTGCCAATACGAATTTCCTGCAGATGCAACAAAGATAACACCATCGGCTATACAATCTGCTATGTCTGCATCAGTTGCTGCTACTCGTGCAGGTATTTTGAAAAGAAAAGTATTACCAGGAACAGGAACTCCATTTGCTTCCAATATTGATTTTTTCTGAGCATCGGTTAAACCTGCAAGTGAAGTTGAAGTTCCTCTGAATAAAACAGATGTAACACCGCTTAGGTTAATTTGGTTGTAACTATATCCCCAACTATTATTACAGATTGTAGGATTTCTTCTTCCTGTTGCTGGATTAATTGGTTTGGAACGATGAAATTTTCTGATAATATCATATAAAATTAAATCCCAGCTAGCTACTGGAGTATTAGAATAATTAAACTCAATTGTATAAACATTTGCGTCTCTTGCCCACCCTTGTGTATTGCCAGCAATAGTTCCAGCTACGTGAGTTCCATGAGAACTAGATACTACCGAATAATTATATCCACCACCGAATACAACTTGCGTGAAATCATCATCATAGGTTGGATCCCAGTATTCGGTCCAGTCATGAGTAATAACTCTTCCACCACCTGATCCATCTGGATTAACTGCAAATTCTGGATGATTTGGATTTACGTGTGCATCTACAACAACAATATCGACGTTTTTTCCAGATCCAGTCGTCCTAATTGTTGCGTTTGAAACTTGAGTAAAACCTCCGCCATTTGTTCCCCAACCAGAAGTTGGTACACCATCAATACATCTTTTCAATCCCCAATTTTTATCATTCTGATCAACCGTTGAACTTTTTTCAAAATTGCCTGTCTGTTCCCAAAAAAATCCTGGTTCAATCCCTCTGTCTTTAGGTAATCTTTCAACAGCAAGAACCCGTGAATCTTTTAGTATTTTTTCAACTTCTTTTTCGGTCAACAGGTAATGTGTATTTCTACTGATAGGTCTTTTTAGTACACATGCAACTTGTCTGGCTGGTATGTATTTGGTGCCACCAGAAGTCTCTATGTCATCATAAAAAGATTCCAAATCATCGTAGTTGTGTAGTGTTACAATATATTCGTGTCTTTCCATATTATAACTCTAATTGTAGTACTGTTAATGTTACGGTCACGGCTGCGGCACCACCAGATTTATTAACAACTTTTAAATATACATTACTTCCTGGTGTAGCATCATTATTAAATCCTATGGTAGATGGAGTCATTAACACGGTTTCATTGTCTGATGTTGTTATAACTTCAGCAATAATACCTGCTCCTGGTGCAGGATCTGATGTTTCTGGTCTTGCACTGTCATTAGATCTTGCATTTACATCGGTGTAAATTGTTACCCAGGCAGCATGTGATGTTTGTACTTTCAAAAGGGTATAGGTTTTAAATCCATTAGTAATTGTTAGATTTGCTGCAAAATTGTTATTAATGGATGTAGTAGTACCATTTATGGATATTCTGGAAGGAGCTAGTGTAGTCGGGGTATTAATTAAATCTTCATATGATCCTGATGTTGCTACTGTTGCTAGAACAGGTTTTCCTGAAAGGTCATTATAGGCTCCAGATATTGCTACAGTAGAAAGAGTTGGTTTATTTAAAATTCTTGTTACACCCGTAGTAGCATTCCAATCAGATGGAGATTGAGATGTCAAATATACTGATAGATCAGGTCTTCCCGAAAGGTCATTATAGGCTCCAGATGTCGCTACCGTAGCAAGAGTAGGAAGTCCATTGAGGTCTGAATAATTTAATCTTGTATTGACAAATGTTGTACCACTATATCTTATTGTTTGTCCTGCTAATGGATTAGCAACTACAACATCAGTTAGATTATCAAGAGACTGTACTACAGATTCTAGAACGGCCTGGTTTATCCATCCTGTACCATTCCAACGTAAAGCATCACCAATACCAATATCATCTATACCTACATCAGACAGAGTGGCAACAGTTGTTGGAATAGCTGGTTTGTTTTTTATGAATGCAGGCGCATTAATGTCAGTTACAGCAAAATCAGATTGTACCTGTGGATCAGGGATAATTGGTTTATTAACTAAGTCATTATAATTTAAAGAGGAGGGAACAAATAAATTAGATGCTCCATATCTCAAAGTTTGACCCTGAGTAATATTACCAGAAATTAAAATTTGTAAGTTCGTGCCATCACCAAGATTATTATATATCTCATTAAAGTTAGAATTAACTTTTTGAGCACCAGTTCTCAAGGAATCGCCTGTTCCATCATTAGGTTGTGAACCGACACTAATACTTTGTCTAGCCATTTTATTTTTGAGAAAGTCCCTGTGTTATTTATGTAGCGTCGAACGTAAGTTCAGTGTTATCAAGTTTAGTTATGTCAGAAGAGAAGATGAGA